CCGTCACGACAGTCGCCCAATCGATGCGCGCCGGGTTCAGCGCATACCCGTACGACGCCATGAGGTAGTCGGCCCAGCACAACGCCGGGTTGTCGGTCCACGCGGCGTAGGATGGATTGGTCGGGTTTGCGCCCGGCGTCGTGTCCAGTCGCGGATCGTAACAGCGCTTCCCGCGCACGACGAACGTGGTCAGCGGCACGCCGCCCGTGTACACCTTGCCCTTGCCCCAGTCGTACTGGACGGCGGCGTATGCGATGCCACGCCCTCGGAACGCGCTGGTGAACGCCGACGGGAACGCAGCGTTGAGGATGAAGTCCACGTTCTGCGTGTTCGTGCCACGGTAGCGACGAATCCACGCCGAGCCTGCATAGGTGCCTGAACTCACCGCACCATCCGATGAGGAACCTGTGACGCTGCCGATGGACGCGTTGGTGATCAGGTCCTGGTTGAAGTACACGTCCTCGAAACCATCGACCTCGTGTATGGCGAGCGCCAGCACCTGATGCAGATAGCGACCGTTGGAGCCGCTCGACAGCGGTGGGATCACGTTGACGCCCGATACGCGCACGCGCCCGTAAATGATCAGCCCTTCCGCCGCGCTGTCGGTCACTGCCACGTCTAGCCCGCGGCCCGCGCCGCTCTTGGGGCGCGGCGACAACAGGCTCATCGCCTTGTTGAGCGCAAAGCCGACCGCCGCATAACCGAATGCCAGGCCGACGTAGGACGCCGCGAGCAGCACGCCGGCCGATGACGCGCCAAACGCAATCGCAGCGGACGTGACCGCCTTCGCGACTACGACAACCGCTGCTGCCACAAGTCGTCAAGCCTCCAAAAGCAATCCGCCATGCCCACGTCCGTCGCCGTCAGCCCTTCGGGGCTGGGCGCATACACGAGCCGCGAGCCAAGCACGCCGAGTGTCGTTTCGCCGAGCGCGTTGCTGAAGATGGCAATGTCCCCGGCCTCATACTCGCCCTCGCGCCGACCAGGCAGCCCCGTAAACTCTGTCACCAGCGCCTCGTAGCCGCCGCGCTTGGCGATCAGCCGCAGCGCGCTGAGCCGCGTGGTGTAGTCGAGCACGCTGCGCACGCGCTGCAAGTACTGCGTACCGCACTGCCCATCCACCCATTCGCACGTGAACGTCACGCAGTCCACGCTGCCGAGCGCGAACGCGCGGTCGCGCCAACGCAGCAGGTGATTATGCAGCGCCTGCTGTCGCGTCACGGCAGCCCCCGAAACGGAATGTCCCAGTACGGGAAATCGGTGGGATTTCCGGCCCCGCCGGACCGGTTCACGCCGCTCGCTCCGGAGAACGCCGTCGGCTGCTGCCCCCACATGGCCCGAAACAGCGGCACCTGGTCGATGAACTGAAAGAACGTATCGCCCGACTGCGCGAGCACGGTCTGGTGTGTCTCAAGGTTGAAGTTGCTGGCCGGCGCGCGCCGACGCAACGCTGTCTCCGCCTCGATCTCGTAGAAGTTGCCGCGCTCCGGGTCCGCAAATCGCACCTCGACCTTGTTGATGAACCCGCTCCACAGCAGTTCCGGGGTGCTGACGAACGTATCGCCTTGCTGCGTCAAAAAGCCGTGACGGACCACGAACGGACGGCCCGCCATGTCCTCGCGCAGCGGCTCTACGAGGTCTGCCGAGCCGACGGCGGCCAGCCATGCACGGATGGCGCGAGCGCTCCGCCCAGTCGCCTCGTCGATGGCCTCCATGCCGCCGAAGCCGCCGACGGGCGAGTACGTGTTACCGAGCGTGTACACGAACTCGTTGCCGTTGCACAGATACAGCGTCGATGACGTGACGCCAATATCGACAAGCTGACGGTAGCGCATGAGATAGTCATGCGCGGCGGAATTGGCGGCGGCGCTCGCGAATCTCATTCGTACACCTCGTCAAGCGTCAGGTCGATGTCCATGTAGAGCCCATAGCGATTGTTCCACTGCGCGCCGTCGCGCAGCAGGAACTTGCCCATGGGCTTCGTGACGATGATCGGGTCGTTGTCCGCGACAGGGCGATGCAAGCGTGGACGGAACTGCAAGTAGCCGAGGCCTGCCGCATCGGAATCCAGCGACGCCGTGACCATCTTCAACTGCTGGTTGATCTCGATCCAGTCGCCCGGAAGCAGCAGCCCGTTCGTGCTTACTGGCAACCCCTTGACGTGAATCGCGGAGCCGGTCTGCGCAGTGCCTGAAGGAACCGTACTTGCAGTGGTCGTTGTCAGCCGCACTGGCACGCCCGACTTCGCGAGCGCGGGGCGGAATACGCGGACGCCAAAGGTACCATCGCCTGCGAACGTGGCCGTCGAGTCTGCGTTCTGAGCGACAAGCAACCCTTCCAACGTTGTGTTGCTATTAGTCTTTGTTGCGACCAACGCGCAGTAAAACCAGCCGTCGCCCAATCTGCGGATAAATGCCCGCCGATAGTTCCAGCCAGTTCCGGTGTTGGCGGTCGCGCCGATGTCGCCTGTTGCCAAGTTGAAAAACTGGAATACTGATCCAGCGGGTAAGCTCATCTGCAACCGCACGAATGTGTACCCATCTGCCTTAAATGCTCCAGCGATGCAGTAATCGGCGACTGACGACGGAATAGTCCTAGTTTGATAAGCAAAGTGATTCGCGTTGACGGCAGTCGGCACAATTCTGCCGGCGCTATTTGCTCCGTCTGGGCCGGGGAATCCCGTTAAAGCGGTTGCTTCGTTTTTGATCCAATCCGCGTTAGTGAGCGCATCGCTGTACGTGAACAGGTTGGGGCCGTTGTCCGCGAGGATACAGCGCGCGTAACTGGCAAAGTGAATGTCGATGCCGGTGCCTGCTTGTCCTATGGCTTGTTCGATGCCCGCTGACTGTCCTGTACTGATTGGTACCTGAAGCACAAGTGCATAGCCGCCTTCGGACGGGAAGGAAGCAAAAAACGACTGCACTGAGTCAAACTGGTAGACCCTTGTGCTATTAGGAAACTCGGTAGCGCCGTATGGCCGGGCAAAAGCGCGCATGACGTGCGGCGCGTAGACCGTTTTTGTAGGATCTTGAAATGCTGGATAGCTCGTTCCGCCAACGCCGCCAGTCTCATTGCCGCTTGTGCCTTTCGACACGGCGCGACGCACGCCGTTGACGTGCTGAATCGTATAGTCCGTGTAGCCGCTCCATCCTACCGTCGGGCCTTCTGCAAAGTCCGCGTTGGTGAACAGCTCAGTTGCGGGGAATGAACCACGAATGTTCTGCGCCGGCGACACGTACACGATGCGGTACGCGCCTTGTGCCTCATTCAATGCAGTGAGCAGCCGTGCGCGATCCGAGGCGCGCAGTGCGCGGTATGTGCGACGCATGCGCCAGCGCGGGTCGCCGTAGCTGTTGCGCTGCGTGTAGCGGCGCGAGAACTGCCCGCTGAACACGAACGTCTGATCGTCCACGAGTTCAATCGTTTCGCCGGACTCCGGCAGGATGTCGGGCGGGATGATGACGCTCATTAGACCGGCCTCCGCAGTCCGTTGCGCTCAAGCAGGCGGACGACCTCGCGCATGGAGCGCGCATGCGTCTGCTCCATCGCGGCGAGCACGGCGGCCTGGTTCCTCTCGCTCATGTCGCCTTGCACGATGACCTGCGGGTTCATGTTGATGGTTATCGGGTTTGACTCGCGCGGCATCATGGACGCCATCTGCGCGCGGTTGTACACTTTCATCGACCCGATGGGTGCGCGCACGAGTTCAGGCCCTGTCTCGCCTACGAGCGTCCAGCCGCTGGACTGACCGCCGCCCGCTTTGCCGAAGCCGAATAGCGTGCTGAATCCCTTGATGACGGAGCCGAGGAATCCGCCGCTACCGCCGCCGGCAGCCGCCGCCGTGAACTGCTCGCGCAGCGCCTTGCTGATCCCGGACGTGAGGATGTCTGCGACGATGTTGCGCAGCGCCTGCTTGACGATGTCGCGCAGGGACGTCAGGCCGTTCAGGCCGCCCTGCGAGATGGCATTGCCGATGCCTGCGCCGATGGTGTCGGCAAACTGGCGCAGCCGCTCCTGCGCGGCGGTCAGGGGTACTTCGACCCGTTTTGCGGTAGTCTGTACAGGTGCAAGTATCCGATCTAGCGCCTCGCCCACTCTGGCCGCGGCCTGCTCTTGCGAGATGCGCCCGGCGCGCACAAGCTCCTGCACTTGCGCTTCGAGCTTCGCGTACTCCGCCGCCTGCGCCTCGACCGACGTGCGCGTGCGTTCTTCCAAGTCCTGATAGAACTGCTCCATCGCGGACAAGGATCGCTTGGTCGCCGTGACGACGACTTCAAGCCCATCGTCCAGTGCTGCGGGCGCGGCTCGTGCATCGTCCGACAGGCCGCTGCTGCCGCTGTCTGCAACCTGAGCCACCGGGCCCGCAGCGCGCCTACGCCCTTGCGGCCCCTTCGGGTTCGCGTTTTCGAGCCGTGCGATCTCCGCGCGCAACCTTGCCTTCTCGGCCTCGTTGTAGCCTTTCTCGATGGATGCCAGCTGGGCGCGCAGCGTGTTGAGCCGGGTCTCAGTCGTGTTGTTCGCGCCGCTGCTGAACAGGTTGCCGAGCGCGGCGACCGCGCGCACCGCCAGCCCCGCAATGTCAGTCAACAACGACGCCACGGTCTGCAAGCCCTGCACCACGCGTGGGTCGGACAGCGTCGCGGTCAGCTTGTTGATCGCCTCCGCCGCCTTGCTGGACGTCTTTGCGGAGGCCTCGAACAGGTCGCTGAATGCGTTGCTCAATCCCTTCAGCGCGCCGCCCAGCGTGTTGCGGGCGGCTTCTGCCGTTCCTTTGAACCGCCGTTCCAGTTCGCCGAGCAGGACTTCGCTCGCTTTCGCGCGCTGGCCGGTCTCGGACAATCTGCGGATCGTGTCCTCTTGCGACTTCGAGAATACGATTCCTGTCTCGCGCAACCGCCGCAGCGCGATTTCTGGCCGCTCGATGGCGCGCCCAACGGTCTGCGCGGCCGATTCAACGCTTTGCCCGGTCGCCGCCGCAAAGTCCACCACGACCTGACGCGCACGCTTGAACGTCTCGCCGGTGACGGCCTGGAATCGAAGCAGCTCAGTCTGCGCGCGCGTGATCTCCTCGTCGCCAAAGATCGTCGCCCGCTGCGTCGCGGACGAGAACGCCAGAATGTTGTCGCGCGTGACGCCGACCGTCTTGCCGAAGACTTTGTAGGCCTGATCCAGCTTGAAGACCGCATTTTCGGCCTCAATCGTGCTGCGAACCACTTTGGCGAATGCAGCACCGACCGTAGCCACGCCGGCCAGGCCAGCGACCGCAGAGCCGAATTTGCCAATTCGGTTCTGAACACCGCTCAATGGCGCGGTGATCTGATCCTTGAGCCGCAGTACCAGCTCAATGACGTTGTTGGCGGCCACTCAGCGAACGCTCCATCTCTGCAATGATGGCCGACTGCACGAGCGAAAATGCCCGCACGACGACCGTCGGCTGATCGGCCAGCCCACCGGGTTCTGGCCACTCGACGCGCACAAAGCCGCCTTGCCCATTAGGACAATGCGTTGCGGCGAACAAGTCAAACCAGACATCGACCGTCAAACCTCCCCACAGCGGGTCGCGCGCGTCTGCGAACTGTGCCTTCCCAGCAGCGACGCGCGTTGCTATGCGCCGGAAGGCGTCGAGTTTCCCGGCATGGACTGCGCCATCCACTCCTCCGTCACTTCCGACAGCAGCGGGCCGAAGTACGCCAGCGAGCACACATCTTCGGCGGTGATCGGGTTGCCCGCCGCGTCCGTGCCGCCCGACACCTCGACGATGTAGCGCGGCAGCATCTGCACCGCGAGCATGTACAGCCCTTCCTGACTGCTTTCGCGGGTCGCGGACATCAACTGCACCGCATCGGCATGCGTCAATGGCTTGAGCGTCACGCGCCACGTCTCGCCGTCGAACTGCTTGGTCACCACGATATTGCGAACGAACTTGCCCATGCATCGTCCTTTGGGTTAGAACCCTGCGGCCCACGTGGAGATGGCGGTAAACTGGATCGCGTAATTGCTCGACGGGTCGAGCACGCCGCGTCCCGTGAAGTTGACAGCCACTTCGCCAGGACCCTGCGACGCGAGTTTCAACGCCGTGATCTTCATCTGCGGCACGTCGATGGTCAGCGTGTTGAAGTACCCGCTCTGAATCGCCGTGCGCGTGTTGGCCACAGTGACCAGAAGACGGCGCTGCGTGCCGTTCACGAAGTCGTTGAGCCGGTCGCGGTTGGCAAGGTACAGCGTGCCGCTGATCGTCACTTCCCGGAATCCCGAGCGCGCGTACTTGTACGGTTCGCGCGAGGCATTCACGGTGTACAGCGGTTCCACGTTTTCGTTCAGCGTGATCGTGATGTCGGAATTCTCGCCAACGCCGATGCCGCCGATAGAAACGCTGGTCGTGTTCCACGGGAACAAAGCACCAACGTCCGCCGCATCGGGAAGCACGTTCAGCGATCCAATGCCCGTCGCAGTGCGCCGTCCACCCGCCGCCGACAGCCGCCCGCGCAGGAACTGGCCTTGTGCGATCTGGAACTCAAGCTGTCCGAATTGCACGTCAAAGAAATGCTCTGCCGACGCCGCGTCCGTGAACTGCGAGTAGACCGTATACGGTGCCTTGACCAGCGTGGAACTGAAGTCCTCCGTGTTCGGCAGAAACGTGTACGTGCGAAGCGAGCCGGACGTGACGCTCACAGGCGCGTGATTCACGCACGCCGCGAGCGCCGCAAGCATGTTGCGCGGTGTCGCCTCGAACTCAATCGTGCCGAGCACCCGGTCCACGCCATCGTAAGCTGCGCCCTGCTCGAACCGACCGACCCGATTCTGGCTGATCAGCTCCTCGCGCTCCAATCCGATGTCATGCGACACGTGCGCGAATCCGTGGAACGATGTTGCAGCGGTGACGCCCGTACCGGCTGACGCCTGACGGGCAATGCCAAACTTGATCTGTGCGCCATACGGCATTGATTTCGGTGCCTCCTATGAGGATTGAACAGTAACGGGGACTTCGACGGCGAACTGAAGCACCGCCTCCTTGAAAAACGCCCCAGACTCGGACCTGAAGTTGGAGTACACGATCTGGAACGGGTCCGTGGTCACCTCGACGGTGCCGCGAATGCTTGGGTCGGAAAGGATCGCGCCGCAGGTGGCGGCGATCAGTCGTTCGAGCTTTTCCTCCGCCTCGCGCCCAGTGTTGAAGCTCGCCTCGGTCATGACGACGGCCAGCTCGATGCGCTGCATCCTGAAGCCTGATCCCAACCCGAGCGTGCGGATGGACAGCGATTGGCGCGTTTCGTACACGCCCACCCACGGACAACGGCCCGCGTCGGCGTTGACCGGCTCGTTGCTCTCGACCACTGCGGTCAGGTCGTCCACGTCCGGGAACTGCTTGATCTGCGTGACCAGCGCCGCCGTGACATCCGCCGCGTTGACCGGCATCACCTTCACGATGACAACCCCGCATCTTGCGCCAGCTTCGACAGTCGCAGCGTGTAGATCCGAGAAGCGATATCGAGCGCCACGTCTTCGGGCGGCAGCATGGGCCGTGCCGGCAGGTTGCGGCCCGGATCGCCTTGCTGGTGCACGGCGGCGTAATCGACGCCGTACGATGCTCGCGCACCCACGCCCGCCGTGTCGTTGTCGTAGAACGGCGCGAACGAGTTTCGCAGGTTGCCGGTGTCTTGGAGGATGCGGGCGTCGGTCTGGAAATACCGATTCTTGCCGCGCCCCTTCCATCGCCCACCGGCCTTCAGCGGTGCCCATCGCCCAGCGCCCGTCAGGCCGCCTTCCTGCTCGAAATTGCGGATGACCCATGCGTACAACTGCGCCCCGATCTGACCGTGCAGCGCGGTGCGATCACGCAGCCCGCGAGCCACTTGCGATATGGCCGCGGACGTTTTGGCCACGTCAATGCTCGTGCTAATCATTGATCCGGTCCCAAGCGTTATCGAGTTGCGCCCCGCTGCTCACGCTCCAGTTGACGGGATCGTCGAAGCCGAATGCCGTGCGGTAGTCCTTGTCGGTCCACGGCTTGGGGTCGCTGGTGGCCAGCAACGTGCCGCTGGACACAAGTTCCATCGTGCCGTCCAGCAGCGCCTCGAACCGTTCGTCGATGTAGGCCTTGAGCTTGTCGGCGTTCTCCTGCATCCAGATCATGCGGTAGTAGGCGAGGTCGATGGACAGCGTGCGCACGACCTGCGGCGCGTTGGACGATCCCGGCACGAACGGCACGATGTACTTTTTGGCGAGCCGTGCGTCGACTTCGCTTTCCGCGTCGTCCACGAACGCCGCAGCACGCTCCGCAGGCACGTTGGCAGCGACGCCTGGGTAGCGCTCGTTCACATCCGCCCAGTCCACGTAACGGCCCATGTCAATCGACCTCCAGCGTGACGACCTTGCCGAATTGCCGGTCTACGTAGGTGTTGGCGTTGATCACCGCGATCCACTCGTTCACGACCCACTGGCGGGAGCCGGGGTGCGGCATCAACGCGTAGTAGTGGCCATTGCCAGAACTGGTCGCAGCCATCGACGTGATGAGCGCCTCGCTACGGTCCCGCAGCGTGCAGGCAATGGTGGACGGCACCGCGCCGGAGCTGATCCAGGTCAGCTTGATCGTGGCCCCTGCGATGACCTCATAGGGGGGATTGGGTCGCTTTGACATACGTCAGGCATACGCTCCGAGTTCCGGCCCGCGCACCCACGATAGGCGCACATCCACCGCGTGCCCGATGAACACGCGGACATTGTACAGGACCGCCAACAGCAACGACGTGAGCACTTGATCGGTGACGGTCACATCTTCGGTGATTCGCGTGTTGCGCAGGAAGATGTTCAGGTTGCCGTCTTGAATCGTCACCGACTCGATGAGCGTCGCCAGTCGCGCAATGGACAGCGCGAGTTCGTCGCTGAACGAAGCCGTGTCGGCCAGTAAACGGTTTCGTTCGATGGACCACAGCGCCTCGTCGGCGAACGCCACAAACTCGGACACCGTGACACTGGTGACGCCAGAGCCGCCGATGATGAAGTCCAACAGCGTCAGGCCGTCGCTGCTCACGCGCTGGAACAAAAGGCTGCGAATGGTCTGGTCGGTGACTTCGATGTCCTCCGAAACGGCGACCTCGATCTCGCGCGTCGATGTCGTCGGGTCCGTCAGCGTCAGCAACTCGACCAGCGTGCGCCCGCGCACCAACACGCGCACGAAATCGTCAGTCAGCAGCACGACATCCAGCACAACGACACCGCGCAAGAGGGACAGAAGCACCTCATCCCCAACGGTGATGAAGTCCTCGCGCGTCTGCGTGTAGATCGTGCCGCCCGAGTCGCCTGGAATGTACGTCGCGGTGATCGACTCCAGCACGTCCAGCGCGCCGGTCATCGTGACGTTGAACTGACGCTGCACCTCACCATCGACGACAGAGACAACGTCATCGACAGACGGCGCGAACCGATAACGGTAGTTCGGACTACCGTTTATCGCCGCTCCGTTGATGACCTTCTCGTTGATCATGTCAGATGGTGACCGTCACCGGCCCCAGGTTCACCCAGATGGAACTCGTGACCATCGTCGAGCCCGCCACATACGGCGACAGCCAGGCCGAATTGGGCGGAATGTCCGTAGTGAACACCGTGCTCACTGCTGCAATGGACGAGATATCGAGCCTGCGCACGGTGCACTCGACCGCTGGCGTGTTGCCCTGACACTCAAGGTCCAGCTCAAAGAACGCCGTTGAGCCGCAGTTGAAGTGTGACCCCAAGTCCCACTGGACCGCGTTGCCCGCGTTGTCGTTGCGCCAGATGGACAAGTTGGGCACGCCGCCTTGTTCCGCCCAGCCTGCTACGATGGCGTTCGTGAGCGATGACGGCGGATGCACCGAGTTCACCGCGCCGGTTGTGTTCACCAGTCCGATGAAGAAATGCGACGAGTTCGGCGCAATCCAGACGCCGAAGCGCTGCCTGTACTTGAACCCAAATCCCACGTTGCACACCGGATCGGGCACGCGCCAGTTGATGGGGTTTTGCGCCGATGTTGCCGAGCGCAGGCTGATACGCGGCTGGGAATTGGCCCAGCTTGAGTTGTTGAGCGTATTGCCCGTGACGCAGCCCACTTGTGTCGGCACGCGCAACCCCAACGACGACCACGACGCCACGCCGATCAGCGGGATCATCCCCACCTGATTCATGCGCGAGTCGAAGGCCATGTCCTGCAACGACGCGCGCGGCAGTCGCAACTGCACCGGCGTCCCCACCGCGAACGACGACTGCGCCGTGGTGCCGTCCTGCCCGCGCAGCACCGTCAGCACGTCGCCACTGCGCTCAATGCAGATGCACACCTCGATGTTCGTGCCATCGTCAATCGTCACGTAAAAGAAGCCGGGCGGCACAGGACTCGGGAACCGCGCGCCGTGCCCAGACTGAAGCGTCAGCGTCGATTGCGTGTTGCTCGTGACCGCAACCGACAAAGTGCTGAACGCATTATTCGCGATGAAATTGCGCGGCATGGCTCACCCCGGAATGTTCCTCGTGATGGTTGCGAACAGAGATTGGATCGGAGGGCCGCCTGGCACTGTATACGTCACGACCAGTTCAGGCCGCGTACCATCGGACGCTTCTGACGAGTTGGCAACAAGATAAATTGATGTAGTACACAGCAAAAGCCAGCCGTTATTTTGATAAGTTCCATCTACCCAATTCTGAACGTCACTTATCAATCCAGAGCTAGAAAACTCTTTCCAGCCTAATCCGGTGCCATAACTGAAAGATCCACTGGCCGTTGCAACGCGGTCTAACTCTCCCTTCGCGTTTGGAATTTGCCAATTGTTGCCTGTGCTATAAACATCTCTTGTTACTTCTGACTCGACCCAATTGCGCAACAACCGATGTGCCACCACAGTCGCTGGCGTCTCAGCATAAGTAAAATTAAGACGCAGCGTCACTGCGGTCACTGTTGCATTCGATGGGATGTTAGACAGCCCGGTGAAACGAATCACAGTACGCCACTCAGCGCCGCTGATTTCTATATTGTTGGCTGATCCATAATTGACAGCATCATTGTCGGTTATTTTTGCGTCTTCGACACCTGTGAAGTCGCCGCTCGTGTTGTCTGTGATGGTTACTGTTGGCACAGCTCGAATCCTGTTGGCTTAAAACGCACTTGGTACCGGGCGCGTGTTCGTTGCTTCGTCAAGATATGGACCGTCCCATCCTGATGGGATGCGGTTAGGGTTTTTGCTCGTGTTGGCGGTTGTGTGAGCACCAGCCCCCATGTTGATGCGGTTATTGCGGTTCGACATGTACCGGCCGCCAAGATCAACGTTCTGTACGGCGAAGCTGCTGATGTTCGACCGGAAATAAAAATTGTCTTCAAATGCCACGTATTCCAGCCCCTCGACCGGATCGCCTGCATCGTTGTTCTGAGGCGTAAAGCCCGGAACGCCGAAAGTTCCGGAAACGACATCGCCCGCTCTGCCGAATTGGTTGTTTGTGGCAGCTAGGTATCTGCTCGGGATCGCTAGCTCGCGGCCGCCGATAATTCCCACAAGATCGTTTGCTGGCCAGTCATCGGGTGTTGACACGCCCGCAATTCCACCTCCGCCAATTTTCCACCAGCCGAACACGTTATTGGTTGTGTCCGTCACGAACAACGAGTGCCTGATTGAACTGTGGTCGAAGGTTCCACGCAGTACGTGCGCGCCGCCTCCAAAAGGCGAAGCGTTCTTGACCATTATTCCGCCAATGAACGCGAATGAGCGCAACGGGTCGTCGATGAATGCGTAATTGTTATCTAACTGCGTCATCTCTCCTGTGTTCCAGAAGAACGTGCCACGGGCAAAGCGAATGTTTGTCTGCTCATTCGCCGTGCGACCGCTCCAGTAAAAACCGGGTGCGCCGTAGGTGTATGCCCTCACTCGACCGTTGACAACGCCACAGTAATCCCACCCAAAAGCAGATCCGTACCATCGCTCTACGTCGATGTTTACCAGTCGGCAACCGCGTGCGCGTTGGAGGTTTGGCGTGTTAACGACGTTTCGCGAGTCCGGGTACCACGTGGCGATTCTCGGGTCAGGGCCAGAATCAACCTTTGAGATGATGACGTTATGCAGCCCGTTAAAACTCAGCGAGCCAAAGCTCCGGTAATCGCCGCCCGCACGCAGTTGGTAATGCGACCCGCTCGTAAACGTCGGCCACGCGCCCGCGCTAACTTCGATGATGGTTGGTGACGGTGGCGCATTGATCGTGACTGGAATCGCAACAGTAGTTTCGCTGCCGTTGCTTGCACGAATGCGTAGCCTGAAGGTGTAGCTCCCGGGAGTTTCGTAGACGTAATGGAATATCGGAGGCCCGAGATCTTCGTCGCGTGATGCACCACTGATCGGCCATGTCGTGCCGCGCCCCTCGCCGTAATTGGCGCGATAGCCCATCGACTCCCACGCTGCACGTGCAGTTGTGTCCACTATTGAGCGCGTGTCCGTGGCATCGAACAAGACTAGGAACGGCGCAGTGCCGGTCAGGGATGACGGATTGGTAACGCTTTGGCGAACTCCGTTGTCGTCTACGTATTCGACGATCAATGATGGCGTGATGTCGCCGCCTCCGCCACCTCCGCCGCCCAGCACGCGCGGAGGAAAATGATGCTTACGTTCAATGCGCGTGGCCATTATGCAAGCGAGCTCCACGCTGCGTTGCCGCGAGCGTTTTCGAGTAGCGACGCAATGAAGCGCCCCTCCTCAGCCCTGTGCTGCGCGCGGAGGTCCTTCAACTGCACGCCGCCGCAGCCTCCGTTGTCGGAGCTGTTCCCCACCACGTCACGTTCTTGACGCGCTTGTACGTGCGACCTCGGTACGTGTATACGGTGGGCCCATAGCATTCCGATCCAGTCGGCACGAAACCGATGACCGTCGTGCCACGCGTGCCGTCAGCATTGATGCGATACACCGGGTTCATGTTGAGCGCTGCCACGACTGCGACGACAAGGCTCGACGGCGGATTGGGCGGCGACGGCGGTGGCGCAGGAATGGCCTTGCACGCCTCGTTGCTCGGCGCGGACTCAAGGCCGTTGGCGACCGCCGTGACGTGGTAGCAGTACGTGACGCCATTGGGCGCGCTCGTGTGCGTGTAGGTGACGGCGCTAGTCGTGGTGATCAACGACTTCGACTGCCCCTGCACGCCGCCGAACACGCGATAGGTGAGCGCGGCAGTGATGGGTGTTCCGTCCACGTTTTGCGTCGGGGCCACCCACGTCAGCGTGGCAGTGCCCGCGTGCGAGAGTGTGGGAACAAACATTGCTGCAAGAACGAACCAACGAAAAAGACTCATGCCACTGCCTCCTGCCCAAGTTCGACGCCTACGTCTTGATGACACGTCGCGCACAGCTTGTAGGGCGACGTGCCCATCGCTTCGAGGTTGTCGGTGATATGCCCAAACACGCCGACGCCGGTGCCGTCGAAGCAACAGCGCGTCAGCCGCCCGTCGGATAGCACCATTGCCCAGCCTCCGCGCACCCACGGGCACGGCATCCGTTGTGCGCTCACGTGCCATTTGACTTGACCCGCCCAATCGACAGCCGAGATTGACGGGTCAGCACTGACGCCGGCGAGGATGCCCGCACGCTTGAGTGCTTCGACTGCTGGCCCCGCCCGTTCCGGCCTGTGCAGCGACACGTACACGCGCGGGCGATAGGGAGCCATCGCCTGCGCCATGTCGTCATCTACCAACAGGCCGTTGGTCGCAAGCACAATGTCATGCTCATCACCCAACGCCTCACGCGCAAGGGCGAGCATCGGGATGAATTGCGGATGCATCGTGCTCTCGCCAATGCCCGCCAAATTCAACTCTCCCTGCGTGCCGCGCTTCTTGAAGTGGTACGCCCATCCAATGGCCGCCAGGTACGTGTTTGCGTCCATGTCGCGCTTCTCGCGCTTCATAGTCGGATGCACGCAATAGCGGCACCGCAGATTGCACCGCGAGGTGATCTCAATCTGGTGGATGCTGCGCAGCGGGATCACGCAAGCGGCTCCGTCTTGGTGACGTTGCCTTCGCTGTCGCGCTCGACGACGATGGCGATGTTGCCATCGCCAAGCTGCACCGCTTCCTTGCCAGCCTGCGCAAGCTCAGCGCGCACCTCGTAGAACAACTGCGCGGCGAGCTTCCACTCACGCGCGTCGAAGTGCTGCTTCGAGCGGGTTGCTTTGTCGACAATTGACATCGTGATCGCCTCCTATCAAGTGCTGTGCGCGAGGTCGTGCGAGCCGACGCGGACGCGGTACGTGAGCGCGAGGAAATCGCTGTTGCCCAGCGTCACGCCGAGGCCGTTGGCCGCAGCCAGGTAGTCGCCGTTCGTCGCGTGCGAAGTGGTGAGGTCCGCGATGAACGCGGTCGCCAACTGCACCGACGTGATGTTGTCCGCCGCGCCGGCCCACGTCTGGGTCATGAACGCCCATTCGCGCGACTGCGCCGCCGCACCCGTCACGTTCGAGGTCTTGCGCGACACCTCGCCCCAGTTCGGCTGATCCGATCCGAGCGTGTGCGCAGCAGTCGCGGTGCCGATGCCGATGACGAAGAACGGCGTCGTGCCGGTGCCCTGCACGGCGCGGTTGGCGAGGCGGTTCAAGCCCTGCGCCAGGACGATGTTGCGGACGAACTTTTCCTCAACTTCGCCCGACGCCCGCGTCACCCGGACCTGAAACCCGCCGAGCGGCAGAATCTGGTCCGCGATCCGCGCGCGCTCCTGGTCAAGCAGGGCCTGCACCTGCTCGCCGGTGTACGTCTTAGAGGTGTCGATCTTCATAGTGCTTGGTGGTCTCCTGTGAGAGCTTGTTCAGAACCTTCAGGTAAAAGTCCCGGCTGTGGAACCGGCCCTTGAGATTACTCGTTGCCGCGAGGTCCGGCGCGGCAGCGTGCACGGTGTGAAGCGTCACTTCGGCGTCGAACCCGCCGCCCGTCGTGGCGACGCAAAGCGAGTAGTACGGCATGGCGTCGGAGATCATCTTGATCTGCGGCATGTCGGCAATCTGCTCCATGAGCTTGATGCCTTGGTACGCCTGCGCGAGATGCTCCGGCCTGTGCCCGTTGCGTTCGGCGTCGAACTGGATGCTTTGGGCGATGTCGCGCAGCCACAGGAACTTGTTGAGCGGGCGCTCGTTCGGGTACTTGGCCACGTCGCGCATGAGCAACGGCAGGTTGCGCTGGTAGCGGGCCCGGCGCGTCGCTTCGTCGAAGTAGCCGTGATGCAGGAACTTCAGTTCTGGCCGCACGATGGAATACGGGATCGCCTTGCCCAGCGTCTGCTCGGGATGTTCGTGCACGACGCCGTAGAACCGCACGCCGATGTGATTGCGGAACAGGCGGCACGGGTAGTCGGTCGTGAGCACGCTGGGCGGGTCGACGGCGTAGTGAATCTGCGCGAAGCCGTAGGCGTTGTGCATGGACGGGCGCGCGAGCTTGTGCAAGAGCGGCGCGTCGCGCAATTCCTCGTCCGAATCGATCCAGATGATCCAGTCGGCGGTCGCTTTGTCGATGGTCTCGTTGCGCGCCTCTTCGAATCCGTCGCGTTGCGCGCTTTTCTCGCCAATGCCGTACACGATGGAACGATGCGGAAAGTCGGCGACCAAGTGCGCGCAAATCTCCAGCGTGCGGTCGCTGGTCGCTGGGTCGATGCTGATGATGATCTCGTCCACCCAGTCCACGAACGACTCGACGCAGCGGCGGAGCGTCTTCTCGCCGTCGCGGACGATGAGGCACGCCGCCACGGTCTGGCGCGGCGCGTACTCGGCCAGCTTGCGCTCGTAGTCAACCGTCCAGAACGGAATAGACTGCGTCGGCCACACGGCCCACACCCACGAGCCGAGCGAGAAGCCGCTGCGGTCATGGCCCGCAGGCGCGTGCAGCACAGACACCTCATGCCCGCGACAAATGTCCTCGATGTCCGCGCGCTCAAAATGGTGCAGATGCTCGCGGCCCGTGCGGAAAGCGACCGTGCCGGAATGCTCCCAGCGTCCGCACGGCGTCGTCACGATCAGGCAGCCGCCAGGGCGCAGCAGCTCCTTGAGGTCGTTGAGCAGCTTGTTGTAATCCCAGACGTGCTCGACCACCTCGCCGGCCACGATGACATCGAACGTGCCGAGTTCGCCACTGGCCAGCACCGACTGATCGCCGCGCACGAAGGTCACGTTCTCGACCTTGTCGCGCTCCGCCCACTTGCGAGCGGCGTTCACGGCGCGGTCGGAGATGTCCACCCCGACGAACTCGCAGACGCTGAACGCTTTGGCGAACGGGATCGTGTAGTGACCATGCGCGCAGCCGTAGTCCAGCACGCGCAGCGACGTAGCCTTCGACTTCTCGACATGCGTTGCGAAGTGATGCATCGTGCCGCGGAACCGCGCCGTGCCCGTCACGTCCTCGCCAATGACGCGCTCCTCGAACTCGTCGTAGTAGGCCGTCTGGTGCTTGGCGTAGTGCGCGGCATAAGCGTCTTGCGACGACTTGAACGCGTACATGGTCGCCAGCTCGCGCTTCAGCGTGTCGCTGACGGCGCTGTCGTTGTGCCTGACCACCCACTCCGCAAAGCCGATGTCCGAGTGCTCGATGGCGTGACGGACGATGGCGTTGACGTTGCGGCGGCGGGCGAGCGCTGCGCGGTAGACGTCGAGCAGCGTATCGACCGCGCGCTCCCACGTCCGGGACTGCGCCGCCTCAAGCTGCCTCGCGCGCATCGCCGTCAACTCGTCCGGATACTGCCCTGGCAGCACGAGACCGAATGTCGTTTGCAGCCACTGGTCGAAAGCGTCCAGGTCCGCCTGCCCGTCCGCCGTCAGCGGGATGAGCGTCGTGCCGGAGTCTTTGCATGTCTCCGGCAGCGCGGCGCACTCCGACGTGAGCATCGGCAGCCCCGCGTGCATCGCCTCCATGGCCGTGATGCACGACACTTCCTCGAACGTCGTCGGGT